CTTGTATGAGATGCTCTGGCCACATCGTCCTTGATTGATGAGCTGTTTGTCAAGCAGCTCCATCTCAAGGCCAGAGATCTCACGCCATACTGCGTGTTCCTGAGACAGCATGTGCGTGTGCACATGTGCGTCGAATTTAGAGTAGTCACCGAGTAGCGCGACAGGGTCGCTGAAGACATTAGATTTCTCCAGCCACACCTGCGCCACCCTATCGGGAGTCATCCCTTTAGAGCAGTCGGGTAAAGCGGTGGGGCCCATGCCAGGCCCGCCGAGCAGCTCGTGCTCAGCAGGACCCATGACACGGGACAGGGCCAGATTGACAGCTGGATCCCTGAACTGGATCATGCGTGGCGCCTTCGTCTCTGCTGTTTCCGGTTCGTACTTATCAGCTTTAACGAAGGCAGTGACTCCGAACCTCAGTGTACCGTCCTGCAGCGCCCTGTTACAGGCATCCACAATTCGGTCCTTCTTGGTCCCGGAGAACTTAACCACACACTCATCCAGCGGCGCAGGGGTAATGCGCCTTACACCCACCCACTCACCCCGCACTTGGGTCATCGTCTGCATCACATCCTCCTGAGTCCACTCCTTCCAGACGGGATTGCTCCCACCTATCAGTTGTGTGCCCGTAGCGGTATGCGACAGCCACTCCGGCGCGGGATTGTTATCCAGCAGGTGGCGGGACGCGAGCCCCACCACTGCATTGTGCGTACAGGAATGATGCGTGACGATGTCTGGCAATCTCAGCGTCGCTGGCTGGTACAGTGCTGTCGTGAACCCCGTGTGTTTGTGGTCGTACGGGTCGACGTGCATCTTGTGACCAGGGGCGAGCTCGCCTACAGGAAGGGAAGTGCAGATCCCCTCCCGGCGCCACCCCTAGCAGTCCAGGAGCGACTTTACCTCAGTCTCTCGCGCCACCTCCACGCATTGAAGCACTGCCAGGCAGTAAAACTTCCACGGGAGGTAGACGAGTGCGACGGTCACGAGTGCCAACGGAGCAAGCTCCGCCAGCACAAGGGCGCACACGGCCACGAGAGCGAGGGGGGCCAGGAGGAAGTGGACTGCTAGCAGCAGTACCACCCCCAACAGACCCTCATGCTGCCACTTTGTTTGAAGTCGCGTGGTACGACCGCCCTCCGATGTGTACACGACCCTGCGGTCCTTGCGGACGAGCTCCGAGTGGAGCCGCAGTGTCTCGTACTTCTCCTCCTCAATCGGCTCGAGGATCTCACGATCTAGCCTCGAGAACTGATCAGCCTCCGCCAGACACCGCTCGAGCAGAGCATCAGGTCCCAGCAATGAGACCTTCC